GTCCAAATCCAGTTGAAAAAGGTTGGTCTTTCCATGTTTCAGGATAACCAGTACCTTGACCGTGAGCTGAACCAACTACATAAGAACGTCTTTGTTCTAATTCAGTTGCGATAGTTTGGTCATATACCTCTTCACCACCAGCATCTCTATCACCATCACCATCATTACCACCGGGAGAGAAATTGTTAGTTAAAAATGAACCAAGTTCATTACCAGCACTATCGAATTTTACAATCTTACCTTCAATCGCAACACATTCTTTGCTATCCTTTGTTAAACTATCAGTTACTTCAGATATTTTCATCAAATGATAACCTGCAACATCTCCTCCTCCAGCAGTTGCAGAAACAGGAATTTTCACAACTTGACCGGGAAGAAAAAATGAAGGTCTTGTTCCAGTCGCTCCAGCATCAACAGATGAGCTAGATTGACCAAAGATATTACCAATATTACCACCTGATTTATAATCAGTAGCCATATATAGTTTTACAGTTTGCCCAGTAGCTGAAACAGCCCCAGATGCATTTGATTGGTCAAGCTCTGCGTCAGCAAAACTATCAGAACCATTTGCAACATGTCCCATTACATAAGCATACCTTTTATGATAAGAAGGTCTGCGTTCTGTAAATTTGAACTCGGGGTCGTCAGTGGGCTTTTTGCCAACCTTAGATACAAATCGGAAAAAAGGGTCTTGCGCTATTGATAGTTCAGAAACCCTATCCCCAAAATTGTACTTTCGCCTAAGGTCACCAGTGTCTTTACTTGTACCATCAGACCAACTTGCTACGTCTGAATAGGTACCTAAGCTAAATACATCAGCCATTTTATTACCTCATAATTAAGGGTTAATGGCCATTGGTATTTACATACCAAAAGCCTCTTCTAGTTCGTTGGTCGAACCCAAAATGGCATCAAAAACTGAATCGTCTGGAGATTGTTCAACAGCGGTACTGCCTTG